CCGCATGGCCGAATTAGGAGCTGAATATCACATTATCCGGTCACTGGAAGCACTGGCACAGGTATTACCGATTAAAGAATTAAGGAGTAATTAGATGGGCAAATGTTCTAAATGTAAAAAGCAGGCTTCACCTCGTTATAAGTATTGCGGCATGGTGTTATGCAAATCATGTCTGGATATAGTAACCCACCCGGAGAAGAACCGCATACCTCCAACACCGATTCCAGCAGTATTGGCAAGCGTATTGAATGGATTGGCTCGTCGTCACACTCAATCTGAACCTGAATTAGTAACTGATGGAGAGAAACAGGGTTAGTCATGAAGCGTACAGAATTAAAACGCAAGACTCCCCTGCGGAAGATGTCAAAGAAGATGCGTAAACAAAAAACACAGGAAGCGAAACTTACTCAAGAGTTGCTTGAAAAGAACAACGGAGTGTGTGCCTTGTGTGGCAGAGTACCTGACTGGAGAGGGTTTTCCAAGCACGAGATAGTCCACAGAAGCCAAGGCGGAAGTGCCATAGACTCTAACAACACAATTTTGATTTGCGGGAGATGCCATTCAGCACAGCACGGAATAAATGAGGTGACGGCATGACAGCCATAATAAATTTAAGAGGGGATAAGCAAATGTTTACGGTCGCACAAATAGCACGTCAGACGAAACAAAGAGAAGAAGTCAAAAGCCAACGATTTTTAAAAGCGTTTGGCACAGAATTATATTGAACAAAAGCAGCCACGGAGCTTTGTAATATTTGTAAATCCAGACGAGCGGGGGGGGGGGCTGTAGTGAAGGATTATACCCGATTGATTCCCCACGGTAATAACTGCTGCTATTTCCAGCGTAACCAGCAACAGGCAATAGGAGCGTAAGAGATGATAGAAATTAAAGAGCGACCAATCTTGATGTCAGGTGAAGAGGTAAAGGCTATTCTGGCAGGTAAAAAGACGCAGACTAGACGGATAGCAACTTTCATACCGCTCAAACGTGAAGGAAAAATCAATCTTGGTTTTTCTGGAATTTCGGCAGGAGATTATTCCACCGGAGATGTTAATAGCGGAAAAGTCCTTTATTCTAGGAGGGGAGATGGTTGTTGGGAACAGCGTACAGAGCGTGCATTCTGCCCATATGGCACAGTTGGAGACCGCCTTTGGGTGCGAGAGACTTACCAAGTTTTTTATAAAGATACCGATGCAGAAGCGTATAAACGTTTTATTGCAGGGCAAAACATAAAAACAATGGATGACCTTATTGAGTGGGGGAAGATGCCTAGTGGTCATGGCGAATTAGGAATACTTTACGCCGCTGATTTTGGGGATTGGGCTTATAACGTTGATAGTGACCTCCAGCCATGGAGACCCTCTATCTTTATGCCACGTAAATATTCTCGTATCCTGCTTGAGATTACCAACATACGGGTACAGCGGATACAGGACATAACCGATGAGGAAGCGATGGCAGAGGGATGCCCTTCCGAGAGAGTATTGGACACTGACGGTAAGTCCATACTGTATTCCGGATTGAAGCCCACTTATTGGTTTGAGGAACTCTGGGACAGCATATATGCAAAGCGTGGTCATGGTTGGGATAAGAACGATTGGGTATGGGTAATTGAGTTTAAGAAAGTGGAGGAAAAATAAATGGAAACATTAGTTATCACAAAAGAATACCCGGGTCTTATAGACGAGGGGTACAGGTACAAATTGAATGGTGACCTGATTAGTAACGGCAATATAGATATCAAGCTGGATAAAGAGCTGCACGTACTAGGGTATATCGAGGCTGGTGGGTATATCGAGGCTAGTGGGTATATCAAGGCTGATGGGTATATCAAGGTTGGTGGGTATATCGAGGCTGGTGGGTATATCGAGGCTAGTGGGTATATCAAGGCTGGTGGGTATATCAAGGCTGGTGGGTATATCAAGGCTGGTGAGTCTATCGAGGCTGGTGGGTATATCGAGGCTGTGGGTATATCAAGGCTGATTGGTATATCGAGGCTGGTGGGTATATCGAGGCTAGTGGGTATATCAAGGCTGATTGGTATATCGAGGCTAGTGAGGGCATATTAGCTCAACTGTCTATTACGTGCATAGGGATGCTTAAGGCTGGGCTGCCTATATTCGCAGGAGTATGCACATGGCGGGCAACAACAGAGGCAGACAAGACCATTACCTGTGGGGAACTAAAGGGTACTATCGGGTACGGGATATTAAAACTGATAGAGCCGTCAATCGCCAGTAAGGAGAGTGAATAACAGTGTGTAATGCTTTTTCATGTGTATTGTTAAAATCTGGCGAGGTATTGTGGGAAGCAGGAATTGATAGCCATGACAAGTTATTGGCTAAGCACAATATTGTTGACGATACGTCAGACGGGGATTTAATTAAGTTCGCCCGTATTGAAATAACTCCAGACGATGGTTATCTTCACCCTGAGGGCAAATGGGAACTTAGGATAGATGAGAATACTACCCCTAGATGGATTACGCCTAAGAAGAAAGAGGCTTGTTGGGGAGCGTTTGAACTGTGGAAACAACAGGTATACTCCAAGATTAACTTGGAAGAGGCTCGTAACCTGATAAACCCATTTGCACTTCCGAAACGCACTCCAACAGCAGAGGACATAGAGTTACTGCATAAGTGGGCTACTGTCTGGGATACTGTCAGGAATACTATCAGGGCTTACACAGGCTCACTGTTTAAGATTGATAAGTGGGGTGACTATCCAGAGGGTGTATATCCTTTCCAACCTGCGGTAGACCTATGGAAACGTGGGTTAGTCGCCTCGTATGACGGTACAACATGGAGACTGCATTCGGGTATTAAGGGAGAAATAGTATACGAGGAGAAACTCAAATGACCAGAGAGATTAAATTCAGAGCATGGGATAAGGTATCTAAATCGTTTCTTTGGCCTTGGCCTAAAGGTTTTAATATTTTAGGCGAGACCACCTGTTTTGATTTGTTAGTTGACCAGTTGAAAGAGATGAGGCCAGCGGTATTAAGGCTTGACCTCTTAAATGACATTGAAATAACTCAGTACACAGGTCTCAAAGACAAGAACGGCAAGGAGATATACGAAGCTGATATTCTGGCAATAGGCGACTGCTACACGGATGCAGTTTTAGATGGTGGAACAGGCCCTACTGAGGAGTATTTCCATTTAGCTCCTGTAGTATTTCAAGATGCTTGCTTCGGAGTGATGATACAGGATGAGGGCGGAGTACTGGGAAAAGGTTTCTGGTCTTTCCCTGAAATAGAAAAGTATCTAGGTTCAATCACGATAAAAAGAGTTGGTAACATCCATGACAATCCAGAATTAATCGAAGGAGAAAAATACACAGGGGATTAAAAATATGCGCATGAAGATATTAAAACCCAAATACTGGTTTAATAGAGCCAAGAGACGAAAGTACATTGAGGGAATACAAGCTGAATATGATGCAGAACGCCTCAAGTTGGGCGATATTCGTGAAACAGAAATGAATGCAGATAGTCTGCATGACAAAATATCAGAAGCATCTGGATTAATGAGAGAACTGGCCGATGAGTTTGAAAGTAAAAAGGAACAGGCTTACGCAAAGTATGAAGCATCTATAAAACCATTACAGGAGATTTATCATGCTGAATTCTTAGCGATTGATGCAGATTATAGAGCTAGAAAAAAAGAAATTGAGCTTCAATCTCAATATAACCAATTGTCGGCACTCTGGAGTAAAAGGCTTAAGTCCAATATTGATGCCCAAACGGTGGCAAATAACGAGTTAGAACAAATCTATAACAAACGTATTGCTAAAGAGCTTTATATCTGGAAATTTTAAGGAGAACAATAATGGCATACGAACCAAGTGAACAGATAAAGGAACAGATAGCGAAGGAGTATCAGAACAGGAAAATTGATTATCCGTTAACCGAAGCTGAAGCTTATATCAAAGCCGATATATGCCTTCAACTGCCCACTATCAAAAAAGCTCTGGCACTGTATGAGAACCGCCCACAGTGGCAGGATAAACCAGATAGAGAAGGTTGGTGGTGGGAAGATTTAGAAACGGACCAAGAAGGGTTTCACCCGTATAAAATAATAAGAGTAACTCGTGTGTGGGGTGAGTTGCGAGTTGCCACTTCATTCTTACCTACAATAGACGATTACATTGGCCTTTATGGAGAAACCGCCAAAACCAAGTTTCTCTACATACCAGAGCCAGAACCTTATAAGGGAAAGGACTAATTTTTGCGGAACGTATAAAAAAGTCTGATTTTATCTTGGGAGAATGGCATACCGGTAGTATAATATGAGCAGGTAGATTTGCAGGAGATTACAGAGAGAGAACTAGCTAAGATAATAACCACAATCCGAGCCGTGAAAGAATCAGGCTTCGGAGAGGTTAAAGTCTGTATCAGAAACGGCTCTATCTACCGCATTATCAAGACCGAAGAGGAAATGATGGAAGCCTCTAAGAACTAAAAACTGAATAATTAAGTCCTAACAGAAAGACTGAGCAGGACATTCCCGAAAGGGCGTGTCCTGCTTTTTATTTGCGCGAGAAAGAGAGGCTATATGGCAAAGTGGCTAACAGAGAAATGCCCCAGGGCTAACTGCAACGGCACGCTGTATTTAGATGACACGTTAAGAAGCCATGAGCGGAGATATAAATGCTCACTGTGCAGCCGTGAATGGGGTGAAGAAGAACTTAAGCGGGAACTGGAAACCCTCAAAGACAAATTGAGAGGCCGCCAGATATGAACAAGAGGTATTTGAAATGCACTATCTGGGAATGCCTACCGGAGATAATCCGGTTGAAACTACGGGCATTAGCCCCTGCTGGCTGGTGTCCGCCCGGGGAACAATCAGCCTACAGCAATCTGGAAGACACCGAAGAAATAGACCGGCTGATACGCCAGACTCCTAAGGGTGTGCGGAGGCAAGCCACATGGTAACAGAGGCGTATTTCAGGCCGTCTCAGATACGTTACAGAGTGGAAGATGTCATGTGGGTAATCGCTGCAGTGTTACCACAGGAAGAAGGTTACTGGCCGCCTGAACCCAGTATTGAAATAAGCGCCGGCGGTCAAAGGTCTATATCCCATGTTGCACCATTTGAGGCAGCCTGCCAAGTCAGGGCAGAGGTCTCAGAACGGCTCAGGATGACCAAAGAGGACGGTGAAACCCTGCTATGGGAGCTACAGAAGGGCGGAGTAGATTACTACCCTGTGCTGTGTCCTGCTGCCAGAAAAGCCCTGTTGTATGTAAGCTCAGGCTGGAAACGGCGTAAAGAATCCTATGCAAAATGGAAGTACGACCGCAAGCGTAAAAGGTAAATCCGAAAATATTCGGATTTTGTTAGGTTAGTCCGTTGACATAAACGTAGCGGGTGTTTACAATTAAGAAAAGTCAGAGTATATGACATTTCCAAAGAGCCGGTATAAAAGCCGGCTTTTTCTATTTGGCTTATTACCCCCCAAAGGAGCGTGTCTCCGATGGGAATATAAGAGATGGGGGAACCTGCCGAGATAAGACCGCAACTTGTCTTGGTTAATAGAAGCCCCGGGCGGTATCGCAGGATGAAACCGCCCATTAAACAGCCTTTACCATCCCAAGTTACACAGAACCGGCAGACGTGACGGAGCATTTGGAGGAAGCTGTGGTGAAAAGAGCTTGGGCGAGAAAGCCCGTCTTAATGGCGGGCTTTACTATTTTCCATAGCTTTTTGCCACCAAACGGCATGTACTTCTTGTCTTGATGCATTTAATCGGTCTATTTTTCGTAGTTTTTCTTTTGTTAGAAAGTAAGGTTTTAAATCTCTGCCTGGAACTACTTCCTGAGCGACCAGCATTAAGGCATCGTATTGTTTTTGCAGTTCTCTCTCTACTTCAATCAACTCTGCAACAGTCATTTTATCGTACTCACTCATGACGCCTCTTTTCTTGCACAGATGATAACGTAGTTCCCTTTTTAAACAATAGTTTTTGAATATAAATTTCAGGAGACGGTTTTGGAAGTAGCAGACGTTGTAATTAAATACGGCAGGTCTGATGTATTCAAGCTGTATCCGCTCGGAGATACCCACTTAGGTACTCTCCACTGCAATGAGGATTTGCTCAAGGCCAAAATAAGAGAAATAGCCCAAAATAAGCTTGCCCGCTGGGTTGGTCTGGGAGACTACGGCGAGTTCATTTCCCCTAGTGATAAACGCTGGGATGGTAAATGTATCGCTGCGTGGGTTGACAGGGATGATATTGCTGAGTGCGAAGTAGATTACATTACCCGTCTTTTCCGTCCTATCGCTTCCCAGTGTATCGGGCTTATTGAGGGCAATCATGAGGACATGTTCAGGCTTCATTCCCACGCTGACCCCCAGAAGAACATCTGCAAGAGGCTTGAGGTCGCAAATCTGGGTGCTACAGCGTTTATAAACATACACTTCAAGCGGACTATAGGAGACGCCCGCTTAATCCGGATTGTAGCGGCTCATGGGGCAGGCGGAGCAATAACACCGGGTGCCAAGATGACCCGTTTACAGCGCTTCATGAACTCACATGCGGCCCGGATATATCTGCATGGCCATGTACACGATATTATTACCCAGAGCATACCCTATTTAGACGTGACGGATGCAGGCAAAATTGTTTCCCGTGATAAGGTGGGGGCAATGACAGGGTGTTTCTTCACCACTTACACTCAGGGCATAGCACCGAGCTATGGGGAGAAGAAGAATTACCCTCCAAATTCCTTAGGTTGCCCTGTATTTACCATTGCGCCTGATAAGGACATCGTGAAGGTGGAAGGATGACAGAAGTAGAATTCTTCGCAGCCTTAACCAAATACAAGGGGCATCCAGAGCCATTACACGAAACTACGGCAGTTTTATCGTATGAAGTCGGACGAATGCAAGAACAGGCTATGTACATGTACTGGAAGCCTGAAGATGTCGTATGCCGTAAAGGTTTTTATAAATCTGAACTCATGGACGCCATAGCCCAGTGTTATCTGATTTGCGGAAGCCTGAACACATCCTTTGAAGAAATGCTTGAAATGGGTATTGAAAAAGCTTTGGAACGCTGGACAGGCAAGGAACACAAATAATATGGACATAATAGGATGGCTTGGAGTCTGTATTGGATTTGTAGTGCCTCTGCCCCAGTTGGTACGCATATTCAAGACGCATCAGGTCGCAAACATTTCCGTTTTAACGTACGCCTTACTGGTCGTCACTATAGCCTGTTATCTGGTACATGCTATCCAGATACACGATGCGGTATTTACAGTCAGCAATGCTTTTAACCTTGCAACCAACAGCCTGGTACTGATTATGCTAATGCGGGGCCGTAAATGACTGAGCTTGAGCGGACAGAATTAATACTGGACAGCCAGATAAAAATGCGTGACCGCTTCTGCCATGAGGCTATGCTGGAACTGCAAGACCGGTATCCCTGCAGACCATTATGCAGCCAGCAGTGGTACATAACCTATATCAGGCTGTGGGCTGAATACGCAAGGACTAATTAACGCTCTGACAGCTTATGCACCATGTACGTATTCAGGCTGACGTTATTCTGCTCAGCTGCCCTGTCAAGTTTGGCATGAAGCTCTTTAGGCATACGGACTACAAACCGCCCGCTATACTCCCGCTCGGTTCTGGGAAGCGGAATATCCTGCCCATCTTCATAAGCGGTTTCTATCCAGAGCTGACGGGCTTCCTGAATATTGGCGAATGCTTCTTCTGAAGTATCACCCTCAGAGAGACAACCAGGAAGTTCTTCAATTTCAACTACATACCCGCCCACTTTTGAGGGAATAAGTTTAATTGGATATTCCAGACCAAGGTAATATTCCAGTGGTTGACGTCTAGTTTTAATAGCATTTGGCATTTCTTAACTCCTATCCAAGCTGGGAGTTATTCCCCCAGCTTTAGCATCTTTGTCATTCGTTCTACGTATTCAGGTCTTACATACTTTGATGACTTGGGGCTTATTATCGTAATTGGCATTGAGTTTGCTTTATGGTATACCTTGTGACTTCCTGCTGACCTTCTTAGTTCGTAGCCAGAAGCGATAAGAAGTTTATCACAATCAGCTTCAGTTACTTTATTTGGGTTAGCCTTTATCTGGTTTATCAGTTTCTCTATACTCATCGCTCAGCCCTAATTTCTTATACTTAAATGATACTATATTTAGTATCATTTGTCAATACCCAAAGCAAAATATTTTTACTCCGGGGGCGAATATGCCCAATAAGAAACTAACAGTTAAGCAAGAGAAATTCGCAGTTACTTACTTCAAACTTGGCAATGCTACCGAAGCGGCAATAAAGGCTGGCTATTCATCCAAGACTGCTGCCGTAATAGCTACGGAAAACCTAAAAAAACCTAATATCTTGGAACGCCTTGAAGAACTGCAGGCGAAGGTCGCTGCGGATGCCGTCATGAGCGTTCAGGAGCGTAAGGAAAGGCTTTCTGAAATAGCCAGAGCAAGATTATCTGATTTGGTTTCTTGCGGGCCAGATGGCTCTTGGATAAATGTTGGTATAGATGGATGCCAGAGCGCGGCTATCTTATCCATAAAATCATCTACTGAGTATGACAAGGACGGAGACCACCCCACTGTCATTACAGATATTAAACTCCATGACCCAGTTCGGGCTATCGCCGAGCTAAACAAGATGGAGCATATCTACGAAACCGGAACATTGCTCAACATAGATGCACGCAGCATCAATCTAAATGTTGAAAGTTGCACAGATGACGAACTCATCAGAATCATCAAAGAAGGTGAAGGCGGCACGAGAATTACTAAGAAGGCGGCAGGCCCGAAGTAATCTTTTGGATTTTACCCGGTACACTTATCCAGACTACCAGGCTAACTGGCACCATATTGAGTTATGCCAATATCTGGATAAATTTATTTCAGGTGAAATAAAACGGCTCATGGTATTCATGCCGCCTCAAAACGGCAAGTCGGAACTCGTATCCCGGCGTCTGCCGGCTTTCATTCTGGGCAAATTCCCGGATGATTCAATAATAGCCACCAGTTACGGGGCTGACCTTGCTTCCATGATGAACAGGGACGTGCAGCGGATTATTGACGGAGACCAGTATCCAGTTTTGTTCCCGGATACTAAGCTCTTCGGTGAAAATGTCAGGACAGTATCTCAAGGAGCATACCTGCGCAACTCAGACATCTTTGAGGTAGTTGGACACAAGGGCTACTACAAAAGTGCCGGCATCGGCGGGTCTATCACAGGTATCGGCTGTATCTGGGGAATAATAGATGACCCCATTAAGAACCGGGCAGAAGCCGAATCTATAACCTATCGCAATTCTATATGGGACTGGTACACCTCAACTTTCCAGACCCGTCTTCGCAAGGACGCCAGAATCCTTTTAACCATGACACGCTGGCACGAAGACGATTTAGCCGGGCGGCTGCTAAAGTTGGCATCATCAGACCCTGCAGCTGAACAATGGACTGTCGTTTGTTTCCCCGCTATTGCAGACGGGCAGCTAATGGATTGTGACCCAAGAAAAGCAGGTGAACCTCTTTGGCCAGAACGCTACTCGTTAGAAACACTGCTGAAAACTAAGGCTACTGCAGGCGGTTATGGGTGGGAGTCTCTTTACCAGCAACGGCCATCATCCCCGTCAGGCAATATCTTAAGCCGTTCCTGGTGGAAATATTATCGGCAACCACCTTCAAAGTTTGATTCAGTTATTCAATCTTGGGACTGTTCGTTCAAAGATTCCGCCGGCACCGACTATGTGGTTGGACAAATCTGGGGCAGAGCCGGAGCTGATAAATACCTGTTAGACCAGGTCAGGGCCAGAATGGATTTCCCGGCTTCTATTGCCTCTATATTAGCCCTGTCAGCCAAGTGGCCAAAGGCATCTGCGAAACTAATAGAAGATAAAGCTAACGGCCCGGCTATTATATCCACCCTGAAACACCGGATATCCGGACTAATCCCGATTGAACCGGCAGGCGGCAAAATAGTCCGGGCACAAGCGGCCAGCCCGGATATCGAAGCCGGCAATGTTTACCTGCCTGAAAATACCAACTGGGTCAGCGACTTTGTTGAAGAGTGCGCCAATTTCCCAAACGGAGTACATGATGACCAAGTGGACGCTATGAGCCAGGCAATAAACTACCTGAATAACTGCAACACCTATTTTGATGTGGGTTAAACGGAGCGAGTATGTTAGACAAAATCCGAAACAAAATAGCACTATCCATGCTGGATAAGAAGAGCTTTGATTTAACATCGCCGGAATTTGTCGGCTTCTTCCAGGGGCTGTATTCCATGTTTTCCTTACCCGGCAGACCAGTCTACACTGACATACCTGCCTCAAAAGCCATCAGGGAAGGCTATAAAATGGCTATACCCATCTATCGGGGTATCAGGTCATTGATTCAAGCGGTCTCCGGCATACCCTGGATTGTAATGGATAAAAAAGGCGAGCAGATACCTGACCATCCTTTTGTCCATGCATGGAATTATCCCAACCCCGAATTTTCCGGCCAGGACAATATGGAATACATTGTCGGCCACTTGATGCTAGTCGGTAATGCTTATATCCGCCCGATATATGTCAATAAGCAACCTCGCGAGTTCTGGATAGAAATGCCCGACCAAGTGCAGCCTATTCCTTCCAGAGACCGCAATAAATGGCTGGAAGGCTGGCAATATACGGATGAATCAGGTCTAAAACATACGTTGGCCAAAGAGACCTTTATTCAGTTTAAGCAGATAGACCCAGGTAATTTCTATACCGGGATGGGGGCTATCCTGCCAGCTGGGCGGGTTATTGATATCTACAATGAGGGGCTGGATACCCAAAAGGTATCTATGCAGAACCGAGGTATGCCGTCAGGTCATCTCTTCCCGGAAGAGCCCTTGACCCCTGAACAATTTGACGACTTCAAACGCAAATTCCAAGAGAGTTATCTGGACAAATCGTCTCGGAGAATGCCCTGGCTTTATCCCCGCAAGATGAACTGGATAGAAGCGAATATGACTCCGATAGAGCTAGATTACAACAATTCGCTCTGGACTAACATAAGACAGTTGGCTGCCGCCATTGGTCTTGACCCCTGGTGGTTAGGAGACCGCGAGCATTCCTCTTTTAATAATGTGCAAGAGGCCCGTAGGTCTCTATATGAGGACAATGCTATCCCCATGCTGGATGATATTAAATCCACCTTGAATCTCAAGGTAGCTCCGATGTATGGCGGAGATATCAAAATAGCCTATGACGTATCTAACGTTACAGCTCTCAGGGAAGACTTCAGCAAGAAGAGCGAACAGGCCAACAGGTTATGGAGCATGGGTGTCCCCTTGCAGCAAATAAATAAGATTTTGGAACTGGGTATTGATGAATTCCCCGGTTGGGAAAGGTCTTATTTGCCGTTCAGCGTAGCCCCGGTTATGGAGAGCGGTCTACCCGAAATAGTGGACGAGCCGGAGACCACCGGGGCTAAGTCCCTTAATATGACGGAAGAACAAAAGGTAGCCGAATGGAAGCGCATAGATTCCCGCCGGGTTGGCTGGTGGGGTGTACTGGAAAAACGATTTGAGCCTCTATATACCAAATTGGGCAGCGCCGTAGCCAAAAACCCAGATAGCCTTGATGATGTTCTCAAGAGCCTGTCTCCCGAATGGGAAAGGACTTTAACCGCTATTACCCTGACCCTGATAGAAGATTTTGGCAAACAGACCGCTGACCGATTAAAAACCAATAACCGGCTACTGGAATTCAAGTTTGACCCATTCTCAGCGGCAATTAAAGCTTGGGCTACTGCTCATGCTGCCGAATCAGTTAAAACTATTCTGGACACCCAGCAGTCCGCTATGCATGACCTTATAACCTATGGGATAAGCAATAACCTCTCCAATACCCAGATAGCCAAGTCAATCAGGCAATTCTATACAGACAACGCCCGCAGTCTGGCAATGCGAGTTGCTCGGACTGAAACAGCTATTGCAGCCGGATATGGTCAATCGGCCGCAGGCAAACAATCCGGGGCGAATAAGCGGCGCTGGCTATCAAGCCGGGATGACAGAGTCCGGGATGCTCATGTTGCTTTAGATGGTGAAACAGTGGGCATTGATGAACAGTATTCCAATGGTATGGCTCATGTGGGTGACCCGGCTGGCGGGCCGGAAAATATTTGCAACTGCCGATGCGTGGAACAATTTTTTAAGGAGTAAAACAGGTGGAAAAGAAAAACTTCCGATTTCAAATGAAGGAGTTTGACGAACAAACAGGAAATTTTGAGGGAATAGCCTCAGCCTATCGTAAGTCTCCCGATAAGGTCAAAGATATTGTAGAACCGGGGTCTTTTACCAAAACCATTCAGGAAAATAACAACGGAGTTATGCTCACTTTTCCTCCGCATAATACTGATTCACCGGTTGGTATTGGCCCGATTACCGATAGTACGGACGGTATCGTAGTTAAAGGGCAAATTCTTAGAGGTATCCAAAAGGGCGAAGAAGCTTATCTGCTCATGAAAGCCGGGGTAATCAAGACACTGTCTATAGGATACGAAGCCATAAAATGGGAAATCAAAAATGGCATCCGGCATCTGCAGGAAATAAAACTATATGAGATAGGTTTAGTCCCTGGGAATTTCGCCGCAGATGATATGGCAGTAATACACAATGTTAAGGCGATGACCTTTGCAGAAGCCTTAACAAACGAAGAGCTTATAAGCAAACTCTGGCGCATATTTAGCACGATGGAAAACGTAATTACGGGAATTATGCGCGATGAAGAGGAAACCGATAAAGTCAACTCTCTGCGTCAAGCTGTTGATGAATTTTCGGGTACCTTTAATAACTGGATAGACGCAATGGAGAGTAACGGCGCTTTCAAATCGGCTCTTGCCATACCCGCAAAAAAGTCAGGCCGGATATTGAGCGCCCGAAATAAAGAAGCAGTCCAACACGCTACGGATGTCCTATTAGCACTTCTGGCCGAAACTGAAGACGAAGCGGAGCCGGGTAAAACCACTCCCCCGCCGGACGAATCAAAGGAAGCCGCACAGATAGACGTTATCCGGGCTAAATTAAGGGGATTTGATGCTAAAACAGCTGATTCCCGAATAGACGAAATTACAAAACGAATAGGAGTACAAACACATGTCTGAAGGAAAACAGGAAGTAAAAACCGAGGTTATTCTTGCTAAGGTAGAAGGTATGGCCGATGACCTTCTTAATTGGAGAGAGCGGGCTGACCAGGAAATCAAAGCCAACGGCGAAATGTCTAAAGCAACCAAGTCGGCAGTTGCCACTTTGGAAAAGAAACTTGATGACCTGCACGTAAAGATTGAAAAGAGCGAGACACCCGTAGGATTCAATCAGGCCGCACCCGGTAAGAGCATTGGCCACCAGTTCGTTGAGTCCAAAGCCTACAAGGATATGATTCAGTCAGGGAACTATGAATCCTCCCGGTTTGAGGTCAAAGAAATAATTTCCAGCAATCTTTCCTCAGCTGGTGACTTGATAGTACCTGAGCGTGTACCCGGCATAGTAGCCGCACCTGAACAGTCTCTCCGAATCAGAAACCTGCTCGCTCCCGGCAACACCACCTCAAACGCCATAGAATACATTGAAGAAACACTCTTCACCAATGCGGCTGCAGCGGTGGCTGAGAGCGTTCAGGGGTCTGTTGTTAACAAGCCTGAATCCACTCTGCGCTTTGACAAGAAAACTGCCAGCGTTGGTACATATGCGCACTGGATTCCTGCTTCCCGCCAGGTCATAGCTGATGCTCCCCAGCTCCAGAGTTATATCAACGAGCGCCTCACTTACGGGCTTAAGTTGGTTGAGGACGGGGCTCTTGCTGATGCCTTGATTGACGGCGCCACCGTTTATGATGAATCTTTGGAGAACACACTGGGCGTTGAATCCGTAACTCGGATAGACAAAATCAGAGTAGCCATTCTACAAGCCCGGCAGGCTCAGTATCCCGTCTCCGGCATTGTCATTAACCCGGTTGACTGGGCAGCTATGGAATTGCTGAAAGACACTCAGGAACGCTACATCTGGGTATCAGTTGTTGACGGTGGAACTGCTCGTCTGTGGCGCGTACCGGTTGTTGAAAGTGATGCCATAGAAGCGGGTACATTCCTGACCGGTGCATTCCGTCTGGGCGCTCAGATTTGGGACAGAGAAGGCGTTAGCATCCGGGTATCCGAACACCATGCATCTTTCTTCATTCAGAACACGGTTGCTATCTTGGCTGAAGAACGCTTCGGGTTGACTATCTATCGGCCTCAGGCCTTCGTCTACGGCTCATTCAGCTCTGGCAGCTAAGTCAGTCTTTAGACCAACAACGTTCAAGCTACGGGGGGCATTTCTGCCCCCCGTACAGTATAAGGGGATATGAAATGGTGGTAGTAACTCTTAGCCGGCGGACAAACAGAATAACACCTATTCAAATGCCAATAGTCCGCCAAATACAATTGTCCAGACCGGACTATAAACGCCCTGGTAATATAAACCCAAACCAGCGGGTGGTTATTATGGCAGCTGGTGTATGCCGCAGATGGAACAATTATCTGGGTATGCCAAAGCAATTAGCTCCCGTAAACGGTGAACCCATCATCAAACGGACTATTCGTCTCCTTAAAGAGCGCGGTATAACCGATATCTGGGTTACTGTCCGAACTGCTGGCCAGTATGGAGATTTAGGGGTCAGAGAGTACGTCAATTTGGAACATAACCAGTACTCAATAGACCGCATTTACGGAGCACGTGAGTTATCGCCAGCCATATATCTGTATGGCGATGTCTATTACACTGAACCGGCTATTGATACCATTCTGACCGATACTAAGCTCTCATCGCTCAGGAAGCGAATACTATGATAACCAATTTTCTTAAGACCAAATGCACTATCCAGAATAAAACTTCTACCACAGGGGCAATGGGCGAGACTGAAGCCTGGGCAAATGGTGAGACACGCTGGTGCAGGCGTATATCCGTTGACGTAATGACCCGAACAGCCTTTATGCAAAATAATACTATCGTGACTGATAAGTTTCTCTTTGACGGCATAGTCACCCTCTCTCTGGGCGAACAAAGAATACTCTACCAGGACGTTATCTATGAGCTGGCAGAGTCAGCCCAACACGTTGAAGGAAAAACGATTGTCATGACTAAGCGAGGTGGCTAATGGGCGTTGATATTGCCTTTCACGAGAATATATCCGGCGCCATAAACAAGATAGACGAAACCGCAAGGGAAAGAATGTGGGAAGCGGCTAACCTCGTCAGAAACACAACGCTGGAGAACCTCTCAGGGCAGCGTTCCGGCCGGGAATATTATGTCCCCGGCACTAAAAGGAAATACACCGCGTCAGCTGGGAATGAATACCCCGCGGTCGCCACCGGCCAATTCTGGCAGTCTCTTAAAGCCACTGTCGAGGCTGACGGAAAACAAATCGCACTTAAGACATACCAGGTTGACAATCCACCCACCGCAGGTTCAGGTAAAAACATAATCGGGTATGTTGGAACTGAGTTAGTGTATGGCCCTATGCTGGAATTCGGAACATCAAAAATGAAAGCCCGTCCCTGGCTTAAGCGCTCTTTTGATTCAATCTCAGAAGGTGTCAAAGATATTTTTATGCGAGTGTGGTTCTGATGGATACCCAAGCGGCATTAATCTCAAAGGTATATGAAACTCTGACAGAAGACAGCCAGTTGGCAACCATCATGGACACTATCAGGGTACACCCAGTAACCGCCCCTGCTGATACCCCAAAGCCTTATATAGTCCATGAGCTATCACTTCGGGAGACAGACAAACCCTTTCCCTTCTGCACAGGCGGGCTGACAATCCATTTGTGGGATGCAGGCAGTAATATCACCCGCATCCTGAGTATGCGTTCACGCATCGTAGCCTTGTTTGACCAACTGCTCTATACCGATGCAGACATATCGGGAGCCAGATTTAATCTGCAGGCAGAGAACTTCGTCACTGATGAGCCGGGTATTTATCATTATGTAATCCTGTTTGATATCCGTCTTTTTAAAGCATCTGAGGCAGAAGTGATACTGGAGAGAGAAGGGTTCATGGGATAGCAAATCTAAGGCATATTTACTTGTTCCAAAATATTAGGAGGATAAAATGAAAAGCGGATTAACTACGGAAACAAAAGAAAACATTGTCTTTGGCCCTGGTGAAGTACTCTTAAATTACAACGAGGACACCGGGGTAGGAACTCCTGTAGGAGCAACCAGAGGCGGGGGTGAGTTTAATCTAAATCGTACTCTGCGCCAGATTACGGTTGACGGGCAGCGCGGGCCGTGGAAGGGCAGCCAGATAATGGATAATGTAGCCCCAACCCTGACAGTCCGGATGTTGGAAATCACTAAGGCTAATCTACTAGCCGCTATCGCCGGAGCTGTTGAAGATGCAGACGGCAACATCATTGGCGGAGATGTAGCAGATGCTTCCTATCTGGACAACGTTACAATCGTAGGTGAAGATGCTAACGGAAATGACTTCATATTCATTCTGTACAACGCTTTGCCCAGCTCAATAAATGCTTTTACTCTACCTGATAAAGGCGAGATAGTTTCAGAAGTGGTTTTCAGCGGCCACTTTGACCCCACTGACCCGGACTCTGAGCCGTGGAAAATCATTCCGGTACCGGCAGGTAGTTAACAATGGCCACACAGGAACTGCAGGTACGTGAATTACAGGTCAATGACCTCTTCTCCCTGGCCGAAATCATACTAAAGGCTGGGGAGAAGACTCAGAAACAGATATCCGAGGCAATACAGGCCACCAAAGGCGAAGGTGATAAAGACACCGAACATCTGGGGCTGACAATAATCGGAGTATTACTGGTAGACTGCAAGGACGATATCAAAGCCTGGTGTGGCTCGGTTTGTGGTATAAGCCCGGACGAGTTTGGTCAAGCCAGCTTAAAAGACCTTGCGGCATTTATCCGGGGGCTGAAAAACCAAGAAGGATTTAAAAGTTTTTTAGCCGAGTTGCGGGGAATAATCCCCGCCAGGTTATTCGGCTAAAAGAACAGGTAATGGACTCTCTCCAGTCCAGATACCACCGGCCTATTGCTGAGTGCCTGACGATGCCTTGTACACGTCTGAGCGTAATCCAAGACATAGAGACGCGGGAGTTTCGAGAAAAGCTCATTACCAGCGCATTTACGGCATTTCAGCTTGGTGCCGGCGGCGATAAGCCATTTTTGGAATATCTCTCCGCTATTGGACTCGCGGACAAAACCGCCGCTCAACAGGTTAAAGTAAAACCAACTACTGCCGATATCCTTAGAAAGTCCCAAAATATACGGGAACGGGCGGTAAAACAGATGGCTAAGTCAAAATCATAAAATATCTTGCTTAGCCATCAGCCTTCGAACAAGTTCTCTACTTTCTTCGTCATCTGCAGAAGAAAGGCCTTGAATGGTCTTATCAAGTTGGATTTTATCTGGTAATTCCTTTTTTAACAACTGTTTAGCGGCCACTTTTGCTCTATCTTCACGTTTCCAACGTTGAGCTGTAGCGACGATAATCCATAAAAACATGAAGATTAATATAGCTAACAATGGGTTACTATAAGCCACGCCAAAAAATGTACTTATTCCAACCATTAGCAAAAAAGTAATAAACCCCTTCACCCTTGCCCCCTTTTTCTAGATTCTAACATATCACTCAAAAGGAGTTAAGTAGCATGGAAATATTTTCCCTCGTAGGCAAGATGGCACTTGAAGGCCAAGCCCAGGTTGAAGAAGGCCTCAAAAAGACAAAGGAACAAACCAAGCAAGTTCAGGACGCACTCAAACTGCTTGGGGCGGCTTTTACGGCGGTAGGTGCAGCTGGAATTGCCATGGTATCGTCTGCCCGTAAACTGAACGCTGAACTGGGACAAACAGCTATTACTCTGGGAGTATCCACTCAGGATATGCGCGACCTGGCACTGGAAACCACCAACGTGACATTCGGGCTGGAATCAGTAGTAGCTACCTTCGGCCTTCTAGTCCGGGCAGGAGTAAACAATACCGAACAATTACAGGCTAACGCAAACGCCTTTGATGCTTTAGCTGATGCAACTGGTTCAAGTGCTGAGGCTGTGGCCGGCATTCTCATCCCTGCCATGAAAAATCTGGGAGAGCAATTGCCGGAAAACTCCACCGATATGGATAAGTACACGTGGTTAACCAAGAACACAACTATCGTGCTTGAAGACTTTGGCTCGGTTATGAACTATGTAGCCGCTTATGGCTCTAATCTGAATATGACCGCTCAAGAATTAATAGCCACTTTGGCTGCTTTGGAAGACAAAGGCATATCGGGTAGTGCCGCAACCAGATTGCTGAGAACCGCTATTACTCAAGCCGATGAGTCCGGTGTATCTCTGAATAAGATACTCGGAATAACTCAAGCTGAAATTGATGCGTATTCAGCCGAAATGAGCGCTGCTACCGGAATAACTGATGAGTACGCCGAAGTCGCTAACTCCCAATATGGCATCATGGACAAGGTGAAACAGAAAATCAGCGAAGTAGCCTTGTCTTGGGGGTCGTGGCTAACTCCATTAGAACCAATAATATCTGCAGTATCCGCACTAGGCCCGGCCTTAATATTCCTCGCATCTGCTCAGGCCAAAGCTACCTTTCAGACAATCTCTGCTACAGCTGCCTTAGTAGCAAAAAAAACTGTTACCATAGCAGAAACAGCCGCTACCAAAGCAGCTACAGCCGCAACATGGTTATGGAACGCAGCCCAGAATGCCAATCCCATCGGATTAATCATCACTGCTGTTGCCGCATTGACAGCCGGGATTGTCCTGCTGGTTAAGAACTGGGACAAGGTCACAGGCTTTTTTAAGGGTTTGTTCGGTGGAGCAAAAGACGATTGAAGTATGGGCTACCGCTTTAAACCTATCAAATTTTAAAATAGGTACATTTTCAGGGTCGGGCACAAGTTACGATGACAGAGATTACGAAACAATTGGGACTGTCACGCAAGGGTCAAAACAAACCTTCACAGGTCTCTCTATAGATGTTGTCACTGGCGATTTACTTGGTTGCTATTATAGCAGTGGCGTTTTGGAGAGTGATACCTCTGGTTTTGATGGCATCTATAACAGTAATAGCAGCGGTGACCGCTTTGGCTCTGGTTCGAGTACTTATAACTTTGCTGCGGGTGACGCTTTATCCATATATGGGGCTGGTTCAACTTCTACCGTTACTATATCACCCTCTGGCATAGCACCCACACTTGCTTTTGGTACTCCGAAGATAAACCAAAATATTCTGCCGAGCGGAATAGCCTCTACTCTCGCCTTCGGAACGGCTAAGTTAAACCAGAATATACTACCCGGTGGTATTGCCAGTACGTCAGGAGTCGGCTCACCCACTCTATCATTCGGTGGATTTACAATTGCCCCCAGCGGTATTGCGCCAACTACGGCATTTGGTACGCCGAAACTTAATCAGAATATACTGCCAAGCGGTATATCTTCAAGCCTTGCTTTCGGTGAGCCAGAGTTAATTATTATAATCGCTGACATCATTCAACCGAGTAGCATAGCACCCACTACAGCATTTGGCATACCTATTATCTCCGTTGCAGGACTTCTTATACCGCCCCAGAGCAGATATATAGTAGAGTTGCATAGCCCTATTAGTCATGAGCGCCGGGTAATCCCAGCTAGCCACAATGACCCATCAAATGCATGGGATTATGAAACTAGAGTCTATGATAGCAGCCTCACATCAGGGTCAGCATACACTACAACTACTAATGCTAAACTGGAATTGATACCCTCCAATCCGCTCTACACAAGCAAATTACGTATTTATGGCGGTGCGACTAATAACGGCACCCCCTATAACCCAAATATTGTGCTGGATGTGTATTACAGCGGTGCTTGGCATAATGTTTATACGGGCATTATCCAACGCGATACATGGGTAGAAAAAACTCTTACCACCCCTCAGACTATAGAAAAGGCGCGAATATCCTGTAGTGATACGCTGTCTTTATTTCCAGAGGTAAGGTTTTATTTAACTGAATTCTGGTTTTTCTCTGCAACAACTGGCGGCGAATTGCTCTCCATATTGGAAAACGCTCATGCAATATCCATAGAGCAAACACTGAACACAGCCCCGGTAATCACCTGCTCTCTACCAGCTGACGACGATAAATCTGTCCTGTTGACCAGAGCGCATGAAGTATGGATAAGGGATATTGTTACTGGGGATGTCATCGCCTCAGGCATACTTGATGAACGGGTGGATACAAGATGATAACAGACGTTGAATATACCGGGTATCTGAACCAGTTAGCCAACGAGTGGATTAGCAGTTACTCAGGCTCTTTTGTCTCAACTGCTACCCTCATTGATGCGCTGTTAGCGTTTCAGACTTCACCCTACCCAATAATTCGGGGAGATGTCAGCGAACAGAGCGGCACGATAAGCATATCATTTACGGATTGCTCTATTCTGGCCGCCCTTAAGCAGCTGCAAACCATATACGCCCCAGGGCATATGGAGGTTGATAATAACCGCCAGCTGAACTGGTATCGTTTTGGCGCACATGGTTATGCCGGCCAGCAAATCCGCTACCGCAAAAACCTTATCGGAATATCCCGCAGCATAGATTATCGCCAGTTAGCCAACAAGATATACGCCTATGGTGCCGGAACATGGGGCAGCCGAGTGCATTTATCGTCTGCCCCCGGATATGCCCTAGATTATGTCTATGATGCTACCTCTCAAGCCACATGGGGAGTTATTACCAAGACCATCTGGGACAATAACCAGACCAGCGCTCAGATGCTAAAAGGATGGGCAGACTCTGAACTGGCCAAACGGAAAGACCCCATCTATACCTATAAAATTAATATGGTTGACCTCTCCAAAGAGGCAGGTTTTGAATTTAATAAATTGAGCTTGCTTGAGCCGTACCAGGTGATTGACGAAGAGCTAGGCATATCGGTTGAAACCCGCATTACCCGCATCAATCGGCGGGACTTGTCCAATCCCTATGACGTTGACGTGGAGCTATCCAATAACGTAATCAATATTAGCGACACCATCGCAGAACTCGCCCGGCGCAAATAATTCACAGAGTGGTAATGAAATGAACTTCCGAAATTTTCTTACGATATTCTTCTTTATTTTCTTTTTGGTCTGGTGCAGTGCCGTTGTCTATTGGGCTACCAATTATGGGCTGGATACAATGGAAGCTCTGGGCATCGGTGCTTCCATTGGCTACTTCCTCAAAATGATTGGTGATGCCTGGCAGTTTTACTTCCGCAAGAAGCCCTCAACTGACACAACAATCGTAACCAAGTAACATCTCAAAGCTATTAGCCCCTACAAACCAAATCTAGCCATTTTATAAGGCGGTGCGTATGTTTCCTTATGCTGATACTCCCCGAATAGGAAGTTTAATAATCTGCGGGCGGTCAGGGCTGCTGGCGTGGATACTTGCATGGCTGATTCGCCTCACAGACCCAGACCAATGGATAAGAAAGAACTGGCGTCTGTGGTGGAACTATTGGCACACCATGCAAATAGTTGACCAGACTGAAGATGATTGGATACTGGATGAGGCCGCTGGGTCAGGTGACAGGCGCATACCGCTGAAAGACCTTAAAGGGCCGTACATAGTTATCAACTGGCTGCCGGATAATATCACTGCCGAAGAATGCCAGAACTTTATAAAAGAGTTTCAAGGCTTCAAGTATGACGGGTGGGCTTACCTCTGGGTAGCCCTTAACCGCTTAAGCCGGAACATCTTCCCCCGCATAGCTGATAACAGGCATATGTGCTGGGAGAGGACAGCGGACTTCTGCAACTTCATGGGACACCCTATTTGCCATGTGTATGAAATGGCTTACATGCCGTTGATGATAGAGAGATATATGTTGAGGTGCGGTCATGACTAAAGAAGAAACTGCCCAGTTAAACAAACTCGC